TTAACTAATTTTCTCATTTTTCCTACCTTCTTTCTTCTATGTTCTAAATATATCACTATAATAAACTAAATGCAATAGTTTTATGTTAATTTATGTTAAAACTTTACAATATTTATTCCAAATCCTTATGCCACAATAAAAAAAGACTAATGTCTTTTTCTCTTTTTAACTTTATGATGATGATTAACTTGTTTTCTTAAATATAAACGTGATTCGGCATCGTATTCAAATTCTTCTAATTTTTCTTGCATATAATCATGAAGTTGAAAAACGATTTCTCTATCTTTATCCATTTTAAGTTGCAAGAATCCATCATTCATTACTTTAGCATACCTATTGCTTCTAGCTTCTATAAAATTGAATCTAGGGTGCGTTATTTCACACAGAGGGGCTATGTTAGGTGGTACTGTCTTTCCATTATTCCTAACTGGATCTATATGATGGGCTGAATATCTATTGCCTTGCGTTATAATTTCCCCACAGCAACAAATTTTATTACCCATTTCATCAACCAATACCTCTTTTAATTCTTTTAATGTTATTATCAAAGCCTCTCTATTCTTCATATTATGCCTCTTACAATTCGTACCAACTCATATCAACACTAATATTATTAGCTGATGATGATAAGTTAGTTATTGACAATGAATATTTCGTATTTGCTTTTAAAATAACTTCGCTACCCCTATTTACACTTCCAGATGATCTAGTTGCGGGTGTACCACCCGTTCCTGCTCTAAATTCTCTTAATAGAACGGAACCAGTAATATTTAATCCCGTAGGGTTTAGTCTTAATGCACCTAATGATTGTGTTGTAGATACTCTATTATTATTATTTATAGGTATCAATGTTCCATCATTATTAGCAACTACATTTTCATAAGTATTGCCACTTATTCCACCATCATTTCCATATATAGCGTATATGAAATGTATAGGTTTAGCACCAACTTGTAAGGTGTAAATCATCGTTGCATTTGCATTAACACTTTGTACCCCTGCATAGAAGAAATGATGACCTTCATGTATTTCATAATGTTCTATTTCTATTGTTGCTATACCAGTATTTAATGGATCTTTAGCATTTTGCAATAATGTATTAATAGAAGCATTAGAAACTCTTATTTCTTCAATATCGGGTGTTGACAAATTACTATTGTTTTTCATTTCTTCAATATCAGGAGTCATTAAGTTAGCATCTTGTTTAATAGTTTCTACATCGGGAACTATTAATTCAATATTTGTATCAATATCTTCAACTATGCCAAATATAGCGACTAATTCATCATATATATTTTTCCCGTTAGGTTCTACTAATTCATATACATCACTTGTATCACCAAGTCCCGTATTTATTACACCGCTATCTTGAGCGTTTTTATCGGTTCTTAACGACAATGAATATAATTCACCAACGGATCTATGCTCTATTAGTCTAAATCCTGCCATACCAATACTTTTTAAATAATTGGATGTGACAAAATCGCCTACTTTTAGATTATCATAATCATTTATATTCCCCATATACATCACCTCTTTTTATATGGATACTAATTTATCTACTTGTTTTATTATATCTTTGTATTTTACGTTTTCAGTAGCTAAAACTTGATTTTGTTTTCTTAATTCTTCAGTTTTTTGTAATTCTTCTTCATATAATTTCTTATAATCTAAAACAGGATATAGTTCTAACCAAGTTCCGTTATCCGCTATCCATTGACCATTAGCTATTCTATGCCAAGTGTATGTTCCATCATTGTATACTTCTAAATCGTTATAAATGCCGTTTTTTACGACAAACCCCAAAGATGGACTATTCGTACTATGGTCGGCTCTAACTCTTAATTCATCGGCTAATACTTTGATTTGGGCTACACTTTCATTCCTATCTACAACTGGTGTAATAGGTGGAGTATCGGGTAATATCTTCCAAGTATATTTACTATACTTATAAATAGTATCTTTTGTTAAGAATAAAGCATTAAATGGTTCTATTGTATTTTCAAACTTATATCCACCTTGAGAAGTAAAACTTGTAGCCATTTTAAATTTGCCTTTTTGTACTTCTAAATGACTATGTGTATCTACATTCCCCGCATTACCCATATCTAAGTAATAATCACCTTGTTTAACTATTTGTCCTATACTTAAATTAGATGTATCACTATCATGTCCTATTAGTAATGTCATATAATCCGTTATCCCATTTGCATATCTAACTTTATTTACACTTTCTAGTGCAACCAGAGCTCCTTTTGCATAATTATCTTTATATACTATTTTACCAGTAAAAGGTGCGTATAATTTGGTGTCTTTGTATTGTATTAAAACTCCACAATCTATTGCTAGAACACCTAAATGAGAAACAGCACCATTCATTGGTTGACTTTCCCAAGTATGTCTAAATGGGAATATTGGATATTCTATAGGATATTCCATAAAATCATCTCCCTTAAAAGTTTTTTTTATCTGTTGGATTATTAAGACCTGCAAAAATATTAACTACTGTCGTTATTGCTACAACTAATTCTTTTACTTGTTTTGTATAACCTGGAACAAATATTACAATTATAGTTCCTATTACACTAATTAATTGTGCTATAACTACTGGGCTTTTTAATCTTTTTAATATCTCTTTCATAATTTCCTCCTATTTTTCTAATTTAATTAATTTTTCTTTTATATCCGCAAAACATTTTATTGCTCTTTCATCATGTTGTTTAAATTCACTAGTAGTATTATCCATACTAGCTTTCAACAACTTTAGACTTTCGGCAACGTTATTATTTGCACTAGCCAATTCACTCAAAACCTTATTTGTTTGTTGTTTATCAGTTTTAGAACTTTTTTTGGTATCTAGCCAATCAAGTACAAATAAAACCGCTAATACTAACAATCCCCCATATTTCCCCACCATTACTATTGTTGATTCCTCTATCATAATTTTTATTCCTTTCTTGATGTTATAAGTAATTACTTACTGCTTTTATTATCATTGTTAATCCGCCCGTTGAACTATTCAAATAATAAACATAATTGTTTCCACCAGCATCATCTCTAACATTTAGATAATATGCCGTTTTTGTTTTTGACGATAAATTATCTATTGTTTTTTCGACATAAGTTCTTACTAACTTAATATCAGCACCTGCTACTGAAATTGCATTATCACTATTTATTGTATTATTTGCATTTGATAAAGATACGGTCATAAACTTACCACCAGCGGTTGCAGAAGAAACACCAATTTGAAATAGTCCTTTATATTTAATGTCCCATAATCCTATTGGAATAGTTATTGTAATACTTCCTAAATTATAAATTGTTGTTCCACTTGTTATTTGGCTTCTTTCTGTTGTGTCATTGACAATAACACTCCATTTATCTTTATTTATATTAAATCCTAATGGCTTTTTAACTTTACTATAATATATATTACTTATTGTATCATTAATTAACATACTATCAGTTCCGTGGTATACCGTTATAGTTGTTGCCGTTGGGTCTGCACTTATAAATGCTGTTTTTGTGACCGTCAATGCACTTGCACCTTGCGCTGTTGTTGCTATATATTTTGTTCTTACATATTCTTCACTTAATGCATAGCCGTTTATTAAGAATAAATCATCAATTTGTCCACTCCAAAAAAATTGATTTGCTCCGCTATCATTTCCACACCCAATTCTTACATAATTAGTTGCTTGATATGTTGGTGTTGGCGAATAACTTGATGATACTAATAACCCATCTATATATAATTGAATATAGTTATTATTGTATGTTAATACTGCATAATGAAATACATTATCAGTCACTACTGCAACTGATGTACAACTACCTGATATTGTGCCGTTTCCAACAACTCCAACAAGTTTGTTATTTGTATCCACATACATTCCAACTCCCCAGTTAGAACCACTATAACTTTTTGATTGAAATATCATTCTATTGGCTCCTGTTGCACTTATTTTGAACCAAGCCCCTAATGTAAATGCTCCTGTTGGTTTTAATACTGCTGTATCAGTTATTGATAATGCTTGGTCTGTCCCGTTTAATGTTAATGCATTACTAAACTTTCCAGCACTATATGTCGGTGTTCCTACATTTGCCATAGTAAATCCACCAACTTCTGGTGTACTATTTGTATTAAAAGACCAATACCCGGTTAAACTTTGTGCTTGGTCGTATTTTATCTTCATACCCTGTTCCACTAAACTTCTAACATCTGCACCTGTCGTCATTACACCCGTTGGACTATCTACGCTTGAATATGCTAACGTTGTTGGAAATGGTATCCATCCATCGTTTTCATTTATTGCTACCTTTATTTCATTCATATCATCATCGGTCACTTTATTTTCAACTGGTATACTCACATTTTCATTTAAAGCTACTTTATTCGCATAAGTTATTTTACTCATTTTAAATCACCTCCATGTCTTGATTTATCTTATAAAATTTGTCACTCGCATAACTTGAAGCATCTATTTCTAAATACAGCGTCACTAAATCATAACTTAATATTTGAAATTTAGAAATTGTTTTATCACTAGGAATATAAGTATATATATTTATTGTTGCAGTATTGCCAACGTATGTTATTTGACTAGTTGGTATATCAAACGTATCATAACTATCATCACTAAATATTCTTTTAAATTTCAATGCTCTTGCGTTCGTATAATCATTTGTATCACTTATTGAATCGTTTATCCTAATACCACCCGTTATATTTATTATTTCATTAAGTGGATCATTGCTATTTTTCATTACTAAACTATTTACAAAGTTAAGTAATACCGATTCATATATATTTTTTGTTATATCTTCTACTTGATCAACTAATACTGAATTAGTTTCACCAAGTAAATCTTCTTTTGCTATTGTTATATCATTAAGGTAGTTATTTGGTATTTCTATCGTAGACGTCGTAGTATTATTATTTATACTTATATTATACAAGTTCCTAGCAAAAATTACAATATCGCTTTCATCGTATAAAATAGCATTATTTGGTACTAATGAATTAATATTGCTATAATCTACACCATTATAATTAAGTACATTATATATTTGCTTACATTCGAATACTGTGTTATCTATTTGTACATAGTAATCGTACAAATTAAATTGATTTGTGACACTAAACATACTTAAAGTAAATAAACCCGATGTAGTTCCCAACGTAGTTTCGTAATAATTAGTCCCTATAATTTTCCCTACTTTTATAGTATTTGTAGCGGTATTACTATCCGTTATCATAGCATAAAATGGTTGGTTATTAGATTTGAAAAAATAAAATCTACTACTTTCCAATGCACTAATATTTAACAAAGTAAACATATTGACTATTGCATTAGTGGAATAATTTATATATCCCATGTATATTGACTCTAGTGTAAGTGTAGGTAATTCACCTACTGCATATTCTACATATACAGTATTGTTGTCAATGATTAATGCCGTGTAATATGTAATATTTGCAACTGCGGGATTTATCATATATTCAACTAAGTCATCGCTTACATTATTTGTATATTCAACGTAATTTCTTCCGCCTATATCATCACTCAACCAACCTACCATTTTAAAGCTTATTACATTACTTACATTCCATGTTGCTATGGAACTTGCTAACGCATAATCTCTTGTTTCGGTAGTAGTTCTATACTCAGTCCAGACATTAGATCCACCAACAACTATTTCTAATTGTTTACCAACGGGTTGTCTTTCACCATATACATTAGGTTCTGTTCCACTTATAAAATAGAATCCAGCATTTTCATTTTTAATTACTTGACTTGTATAATATCCATCATTTGTTGATGGTATATCATAACTTATTCTATATACTACTGAATAAGTTGCAACGTCAGGTAATTTTAATAAAAAGTTATTTAATAATATCAATCTTATTGTTGGTGCTATTAAAGTTCCCGTTCTTTCTGTTCCGTAAATAGTTCCATCATTTGCGACATTTAAAGTTTCTATTTGACCAAAATCAGTACCACCTGAATATTCCGTTATCATTTGGATTTCTTCATAGTTAGTATCAAGTATATATATAAATCCACGGCACACTTCATCGATCGGTGACGTCACATAATTTCCATATATTACATTTAATGGTAATCCGTTTTCATCAGCGTCTTTTCCTTGTAGACTTCCATTTATTGAATATCCTTCGGGAAAGTAAACATCTAATTTACTTTTTATATTATTTGCCAAACTCGTAGGTGTTAAAAATTGAGGAACATTACTACCCGTTTCAATAGCTAAATTTCCAGTCAAATATTTCATTAACTTGTTTTTAAAATCATCTGTCATAATATCCCTCCTTAATTATTTAATGGTGAATTTAATCCACAATTCAATATATTATCCCCAACTACAGTCAATTCGGTAATATCTAAATTTTTAAATATTATATTTGCTGTGTTTTCAACGTCTATATTTCTAGTTATATATTCACTTTCACTTATATTTCCACTTGCTTTTCTTCTTTGATTATCAAAGTAATTTATAGCCGTTTCCGAATCAAAATTACTTGATAATTGGTAAGTATAAAATACTTCCGAATAATCAGCCGTTTGATTTATAGTTGTTTCTTTTACCTTTACCATATAATCTATATTTAACATAGGAACATCGGGTATATTAAAATGTACTTGCTGTCCTATATTTAAAATATCATTATTATGTGTCACTATCTTTAATAGTATTTCAGGTGTACCTTTATATTTAATATAAGCTTGACCTACGCTTTGTAATTCGGCACTTGATAACAAGTCATTTCTTGTTTCATATCTCGAAATAGTACCATTACGTCCTATTTGAGTACCTATTCTACTTATTTCACTATTATTGTATGTAATTTCACGTCCTTTTATTAATGGCGTGTATATTATCTGAATAATAGTATTAGCACTATATGGGGTGTTGCTTGGATTACTCATAAATTCCGCATCACCTGGAGTATAATAGAAATCTGCATATATTCCTAATGTTTTCTGATCATTAGTTGCGAACGTTGCCTCAACCGAATCTACATAAACATGAGATATAGTTCCTATTATTTGTTCGGTAAAAAATGTGTTTTTATAACCATCGGCTATAATGTTTTCATTACCTTCTATATTGCCATAGACTAAATTACTTATTATTGCTTGTTTGTTTCTATAATCTCTAGTTCCAAAGGTATAAGACATATCTACTATATCATTTGCTCCCCAATATGCACTAGTATAATCAATAGCAGTAGCACTAGGAAGTAGGGTAGGATCATAAAAATCGATTGCCGTTTGTGTATCACTTACCATTCTAGTAGTCCATCTACTTAAAGATATTTCCGCTAGATATTGAAACACGTCATAGGCAGTCTTATTTAATGTACTATATGCCCCTATTGTATCATCGTTTAATATGTCTATATTGCCTAATACAAATCCATAATCTGCTACCGCATCGATTACCATTTGAATAGCTTCGCTTACTGTCTTATTAGCAATTACAAAGTCTAATGTTTTTCCATCGCTTAATAAAGTTTTATAATCTAATATTTGTAAACTTGCATATTTTGGTTGTCTAGGATTTAATTCTATATCACCACTATTCTTAACTATTCCCGCAAAATATAGATCACCATTACGATATATCTTACATGCCGAATAGTCTAATGGTAAATAGAATCTACTAGTATAATCTTTGTCTAATTCCCAACTTTTAGGATAGACATTATTTAGAATGGTAGAGGCTGTGTTCAAAAATTCTTCTGTTATTGTAAATTCTTTATTACATACAACCTCCGTACCATTTATATACATTTGAATACTCGTACCAGTCATTAGCTAACACCTCCACCATAGTTATAACTATTTTTAGCACCACCACTATATGTTTTGATGTCATTAACCATTTGTCCCAATGCGTCTTGTTTAAAGTTATTTTGATTTATAACTGTTATATTAGGACTTAAATTTTGACTCGCTGTTCCATATAATTGTGGGGATAAATCGAACATGCCATCGAATGATTGTTGTACTTCTTTTTCCATTCCTTGCATACCATCTACAAGTCCTTTTACATTCATTTTTCCTATAAATGCGAACTCTGTACTAGGTGAATGTATTCCAAAGAATGACTTGATCTTATTTAATGCACCCGTCACAAATCCTTTTATTTTATCATATAGCCAATTTACAACACCACTTATTCCGTTCCATAAACCTACGATAAGATTTTTACCTATTTTACCCATTTGATTTGGTACATCTGCAAAAAAGTCCATAATAGATTTTATTATTTTTGGTATATATTTTAACAATTCAGGTATTGCTTGAATTAATCCTAAAATTATTCCTACTATTAACTTAAACCCTGCTTCTATAAACAGTGGCAAATTATCAATTAATAAAGGAATTATCGATAATATTGCTTCTATTATTTGTGGTATTAATACTGGAGTCTGTTCAGCTAATGCTGTGATTATTAAAATTACTCCTTCAATCATCGCTTTTAATATTTGTGGAAGCATTTCAGATAACATTTGTATTATAAAAGGCAACATATCAATTAATATTTTGACTATCGAAGGAATAGCTTTTACAAGTCCTAATAATAATTCACCCGCACCTTTTATAATGCTAGGCAATAATGCCTGTAGCATAGGTGCTATTTGTGGTATTAATGCATTTAATAATTGTACTAATCCATCGGCTATTTGAGGTGCCATTTTAATTACGGCATTTCCTATATTAGTTCCCGCCGTGATAAACGTACTTATTACTTCTTCAATTCCACCTGCTCCACTTATAAAGTTGGTAAACGCTGATTTTGCACTAGCCATAGATCCAGTTATAGTTGATGAAGCCTCTTTTGCTGTAGTTCCCGTAATGCCCATTTCACCTTGTATTACGTGGATAGCATTGTACATATCATTTAGATTACCCATTTCATACTTTTGTCCACTTAATTTACTTGCATCTGCTAATAGTCTTTCCATTTCGGTTTTAGTACCACCATAACCAAGTTTTAAGTTATCTAACATAGTATAATTTTGCTTAGCAAATCCTTGATATGCGTATTGTATTGCTTCCATTGATGTTCCCATCTTATTAGCGTTATCAGCCATATCAATTATAGCCATATCAGCTGTTTTTGCTGATTCTGCGGTATCACCACCTAAACTTTGTAATAAACTAGCACTTATACTAGTGACTTGTTCCATATATTGATTAGCACTTATACCCGCCGTTTTATAAGCATTTTCAGCGTTATTTATAACGGCATCGGCACTGCCTTTAAATAATGTTTCAACACCCCCAACACTTTGTTCTAAATCTGCATATCCCTTTACTCCGGCTATAACAACCGCTGTAAGTGCTGTTCCTGCCACGGCAAAACTTTTTCCAATTACACCCGCAACTTTTCCCATAGAACTAGCTAAATTAGACGATGTCTTTTTTAAATCGGTATCATCACCTTTAAAGTTAAATACTACATTACCGCCATTCATATATATTCACCTCATTTCTTCTTATATATTAAAAATGGAGATGAGGTTTTACCCTCACCTCCTGTTCTTTAGGCAGATTGTACTACGCCTTTTCCATTGATTACAAATTCACATGCATATTCGCCTTCATCTTCACTAGCTCCACCTAAGTCGCTAATTTTGATTACAACTGGTACTTGATACTTTTTATAAGTAAGTACATTAGCTGTCACTGTTTCAATTAATTCAAATTCAATAAGCTTGTTATTAAATTGAGCAACTGTTCCATTAACAATTAACGTATGTAAGTCACCTAGTTGAGCTTGAATAGCTGTGTTATTCATATCAATTTTAATAGTAGTTTCAATAGACATTTTAGCACCCGTGACAACACTACGTTTAATAGCATCACAGAATACATAGAAGTCTTTTTCTTCGAAATCAGTTGTTAAACCTACTTCACTAGTAGTACATAATGCTGTCATTACTGGAACGGCAGTAGTACCTGTGTTTATTTTTAGGTTCTTTATGACTTCCCTATTATTAAGAAAATAATTATATGTCATAAGTTATTCCTCCCTTTTAATTTCATATATTTTATTGACAATACATTTCATAGTTGCACTATAACCAACCCTTTTTATATCTAAATATTCGATAGTTTGTGGATTGCTATATTGTTTAAATATGATTTGCCATATTTCATCGTATGTATCATTTCCCGATACTCTAGTTGTATTTATTTTGACACTTTGTCCTATGAGATTTCCGATCGTTATTGATGTTTCTTTTTCTTCCTGTATAGAACTACCAAATATATCTATTAAGAAATAGTCGAATAGGGGACTACAATCTCCAAAAAAGACTATTTTTTCACCCATTTGTTCTTGTACTACAATGACTTTTGAATCATCTTGATTTGTACTATATTCGGGTTTAATTTTAAACCCCGTAATTATTGATTGAAGATATTCTATAAGAATTAGATTTTTACGTTTTAATTCAATTATATTCATTTCAATGGATTCCTTTCTATAGCATTACTTAAAATAGTATTGCTCCTTTTATTCCACATCCTTGTATACCAATTAGGGTTAGTTCCAGGTGTTGTCCAATTTGTAGTATCAGGTCTATTATAGACATATTTTGCATAGTCTGTATAAGATCCTATATGATAATTTCCATTAGATCCACGCACCCCTGCCGATTTAGACGTTTGTCTTAATTTACCAGCATTAACTAAATCACTTAATGGTATTGTAGGATAAGCCATATCTAAAGTGATACTTGCAACCGCATAAATTACTTTATCGGGCTGTTTTTCTAACTTCTTCATAGCTCCAGGATTCCAACTGACTTTCACACTTGATATTATCATTGTGCTACTTGACAGCTACTATTTTGTTTTCTACTCTATTAAAAATCCAATTATCTTGAATCTTTAAAACTGTGTGAATCTTATTCTTAACTTCGGGTGATGTACTAACTCCATTTAAGAAAGTTATTTGATCACCTTCACGTATATCTTCATTTCTTTTAACTACATAATAGCCCGTAGCCTCGGGTATAGTATAAATACCAAACCTAAGACCTTGTGCTACGTTGTATGGGCATACTTTAATAAATACATCCGTATAATTCTGATCATCATACGCACTAGTATTAGCAACCCTATCGAATTTACGTAGAGATGCTCTCATACCATTAACAAGGAACATTACTAATTACCAAAGGGCAAATCTAAGCCCATATTTTGATTTAGTGGATTTCCTCTATACGTATAACCATTAGGATGAGTTGAATCACCATTTGCTAACATTCTTAATGCTAATGTTGAATAATCACTATTAATTTTAGCTTTCATATCACCAGCACTTATTTCATCTTTGAAGTCAACAAAAGGTATATCATGCTCGAACATAAATCTCATTTGTTCCATAGAAGCATTTTTAATTGACAAAGGGACGCTAGTAGTGTCCCAACTGGCGTCCCTGTATATCAATCCTACTTGCGAGAATATTATCTCACATACAGCTTCTATTTGCCACGTTGGAATTGTGGACTCAGCATATTCTATATACTTAGTTTTAAATTCCGTATCTGTGAAGAATGTCATATTCTCACCTCATATCTTTTTTTAAGAACTTGCTGGAGCAATTACAACAGTATCAGTCTTAGAATCTGCATAGTTTCCATATACATCTTTTCCTAATACAGTTATTACATAAGTACCAGCTGTTGTTGGTGTACCAGTTATAGCACCAGTACTAGCACTTATTACTAAACCTGCAGGTAATCCTAATGCTGACCATACTGTCACACCAGTACTTGCATTAGTATCACTATAAGCCACGCCTACTTGACCATCAGCTAATGTTGGTTGAGTAATTGTTGGTAAAGTTCCTACTAATTTAATTATTGCTTCACTACGTACAACTTCAGCACCAAATAATATGTTGCCTTCTAATACATAGTATCCTGGATATCCTTGATAGTTTCCTGGATATTGTGCCATACTTGAGAAGAACATATCGCCTACAGCTCCTATTGCGTTTGCAAAGAAACCTTTTATTCCAGTAGCAGTAGTTCCATTAGTCAATACAGCTGAATCTTGTATTTCGAATGTGTCTATACCATAAGCAACGCCTACGATACCTTTATCAACACCTTCAACACCAGTTCTAGTTTCATATTTTAAGAAGCTAGTTAGTGATGTGACAAAATTTGCATATTCAGTAGCTATTAATCCTAGCATATAACCACCATATATTTTTCTGTTGAATAATTTAGCTTTTAAATTATTTAATAAAGTTATATATGCTGTAGCATCTGCTGGAGCCCAAACAACGCATTGACCTACTGTGTAAGCCATAGCACCATCAGCACTACCAGTTATAGCTGTGTTGAATTTGTCATAACCGAATTTATCGATTTCAAAAGCAACTTCACTATCTTTTAATTTAATTTGTCCGTCTAATGCACCAGCAACGTTAGTTCCTAACATAACTGGACTTATTTTGAATCCATAGTCTAATGGTAATTGAGTTAAGTCAACCTTAACACTACCATAAGTAGCTAATGGAGTTGATATAGGTGTCAATATTTCTGATTGAGCTCTCTTTGTAATAGCTGAAGCAACTTGTTTAATTACCTCAATTATTGGAGTTCCTGTTTGACGTGCTACTTGCATGTAGCTTTGGTCTAAGAAATTCATAAATGTTGAATTATAATATAGATTTGCATAAGTTCTTTTAACAACTGATTGTAAATCCAAATTTAATGTAGCAAAGTTCATATTTCATACCTCCCTTTTATTGTATAGATATTATTTTGCCGTTAGACTAGATAGTGGTGTATCCCTAGTTATTTTAACTATAGTACCACCATTATTTTGTCCTTGATTACCCCCATTTAGACCACCTTCATTAGGTACTATTGGTTGGGTATTAGTAGTTTCTTTGAAATAAGTATCTTTAAATTTAGTTGCTATGCTTTCTACTGCTTTAACATCGTCCTTTTCTTCTGAAAATAGACTTGATCTTAATTTAGATACTTCATCAAATTGATCTTCTTTAAATCCTTTGGAAATCATAGTCTTTTCTAATGATACTTTTGATAAGTTAGCGTTAGTATCACTTAATTGTTTAACTGTGCTATTATAATTATTTTCTAATTGACTATATTTAGTAGTTAATTCGACTTCCTTATCTTTTACAGCTTTGTCATAATCAGTTTTACTAACATAACCTTTCGTAGCTTCGCCTTTAACATCATTAGCTAATGCCTCAATGTCAAAGTCCTCATTTTTAAACTTGATATCCTTATTCTTTAAATATTTAGTTAAATCGATATTCATATTTCTTCCTCCTTAAATTATCAGATTAAGAAGTGCATTATCGGTCGCGACACCTATGATAAATCATCTTTTAACTGGTGTATTATTATCGTAAACCAGTAATATGCTTTTTATAATCCCCCTTTCAATTCTTGTATTTTACCATTAAGCAACGACACCTTACTTTTTGCTTTATCGTAATTTTCATAATCACCTAAGTTCTTATAAATAGACATATCCGTTTTTAGTTTTGTTCTTTGTAATTCAGTAGATCTTATCTTTTGTTTGTTATCATATTTCTCTTGCCACTTATCACTATTGTAATCATTGTCTTGTAATTGAGATGAATCCCAATACAAAGTCCATTGATGTTTACAATTAGGATGTCCTACACCCCCCGCTATTGCTTCTTCTTGTGGTGGATATTTATTACTCTTGCCACTCTTACTATATACTTTACCTTGATAAGGCATACATAGAGGACATGCGAACGGATGGGCTGGAAGATATACTAAATCATTTCCTAATAACTCCGAATCATAGTTAGTTCGATTCCAACCACTCTTATTTAAGTTAGTGTTGTAAACCATACTATTATAATTCGCTATATTATGATAACTTCTAATAGTTCCATTTTTATTGTAATATGGAATGTTATTTTGATAATCATCATATTTGCTAACATAATTCGATAAATAAGTTCTTTTATCAACAAATCCATCTTCTAGTGTTTTATATCTACCACCATAGTATTTTGATATGTCTTTTGAGTACTTATCTTCATACCTTTGATATACACTTTCAGGATCTATCTTATATATCTCATTATATTTTGCTTTTGGATTAACTACTTTATGTCCTTGACTATTATTTTCTTTAACCATTTTTTCTAATTCAACTATACGTTCTTTCATAAAATTATGGTCTACTTTATTCCATATCTTTTCAACTTCTTCTTTAAAGTAATCAACTGATTTACTATCAATCAATGAATTAAAGAATAGTTTTTTAGTCTTAAATATGAGGCTGTAATAATTAGTCATAACATAATCTACACTATCACCTATAAATATACTCATAGGATCTCTATTCATTATACTTCACCATACTCCATCTTAATCGATTTCATCTCATCGTTATACGCTGTGACTAAATCGTCTACTTGCTTTTTATTTTTTTCATTTCCTATAAAGTTTTCGTCAATGAGTTTATTTAGTATAGGTAATATTATCTTGGCTTTATATGTCATTGGTATTGCAGTCACACCTTGAATCTTACTCATAACTGCTAACTTCTTCATATCATCAAACTTTTCATTTGCCCCAAAGTCCCAACTCAATTCACTAGGTAATAGATTTTCGGTTATATTTAAGCTTGTTTGTGCTTTAACTATATTTTCCATTAACTTGTTTATTTGAGGTGTTATTTGTGTCTTTATTGCTTCTACTGTCATATCGCTTGAATTTTTACTTACATCGACATTTGCAGTATTTTGATAAGCATCTTTTTCGTATCCGAATGATACGGGGCTTAATCCAGCCATTTGTATTACTTGATAATCATAAAACTTAAATGTATCAACGTATTGTGTGACTCTTATATCACCTTGTAAGAAGTTGAATAGTTGATGATCTTTATCACCAGGTAATAATGTAAAGTAATCTTGTAATTTGCCTACTGATATAGTGTCTACTTGATACGCCGTACTTCCTGGCTTCCAAGCTGTGACCATATCGCCACTTTGATAGTGTTGACTAGTCACAATTCTAGTTCTAGTCTTTTCTATCTCATCGGCAAGTGTATTAACTACTTTCATTTCTTCATTTAAGAACTTTTTACTATCCTTAAAGAACTCTAACCCTAAATCTATATTAATCAATACTTCGTAAGGTAATATATATCTTGGTTTGTATTCACTTCCAGTCATTCTATTGAAATGACCTATGTTTATTTCCGTTTTTTCATTTGTTGAGCTTAATTGATAAGCTTGAAACGTTAAGTCAGTATTACCATTTAATAATTTGATATTACGTCTTAATATATATGTATATTTATCATCTTTACTTATTGCGTCAAAATCTTGTTCTATAGAAGCTTCGATTACTTTATCAAACTTCTGTACTAAATCGAATATATCGGATCTTTTAAAACTTTCAAGATATATCTTATCATCATATTTGTGTATGTATATAAATGATTCTTTTTGATATACTGCCAATTCTAATGATTCTTTAAATGTAGGCATTAACCACCTTATATCTAAATTATCTGTTTGTGTGACTAAGTCACTTCCAAATATTTGATTTATTATGTATGTAGCTATCTTCTTTGCTGAAGGGGCTACACAATATTGTGATTCATAAGGTATATTGCTTTTACCATTTGTTATACCATTTTGTATTATTGTAGCTTCAATCTTTATGTATGGAGCTCCTAGAACGTTAAAAGCAGGTCTTACTCGAGCGTTGTTCATTCTACATCAACTCCTTCGTATAATTTTGATTCTACATGTGTTTCTCTTGTAATGTCATTGTGATAAAGGATACGCATAGGTACTAACACCACCTTAGCATAATTAGTCTTAAATATATGTTTTCTAAACCACACATTTAGAACGTATGCTTTTTTTAATGGTTTTTCATCTGCGTCTACTTTAATCATTTTCACACATTGATTTAAGTAATATATATATAGTTTCCACTTTTTATTAGTGAATCTAGTTTTTATATTGTTAAATATTGTTTTAATTTTTTCTAACATAGAATCACCTCTCTATTTCTATCCGTACAATAAAAAGAAGCCCACAACAACCATTAATGGCTATCATGTGCTTCTCTGTGTTTCGCGACACTTTTTATTGCACTTCTATGTATATTTATTATATCATTTTATTTTTCTAATGTCAAATCTCTCTTATAAGATTTAACGTGTATATAATGGGTTGGATATATTTCGTAGACTTCTATCATTCTACAAGATCTACAAGGTATTTCTATAATCAAAGGTAGCGTAATATTGGTCTTAGTAAACACTTCAATAGACTTGTTATACTTTTCTATATCTACATTCATTAAGAATCGTTTTGTTGATTTACAATATATTTCCATAATATTACCCTCTTTCTTCTTAAACTATAGGACACCTATTTGTATCCGCCCATTCATCAATTAGATAACGTGTTGCGTCTATTGAGTGGTCTAATTCCTTTTTATAGCAATTCTTACCTTCTTTTACAGACTTAACACTATCATATTGATATGATTCATATTCTAATAATGAATCGTCCTTACCACTTAATTTCATAGTTCCATCGGGATAAAACATTTCCACACTAGGGGCTTCTAATATATAAAATAATTCTTTATACATTAACGCTTGTAAGTGTTGCACACCTGCATCTACACTTCCAGCACCTTTTTTACTAGTGCTATATGGTATATTATCAGCGTCTAATCTATTAGTAAAGTGTGTTGCTTCACTATCTATTACGTTTGTAGTAATAGGGACATGTGGATATAACTTTTTCAAGTAAACCATAAAGAATCTTAACTGATTACTATAAAATTCCGTCGTAGGATTTGTTCCATCTTTACTAGGATCATGATAATAACATTGTAGTCTAACTAATATCCACTTTCTAGTAGATACATTGTAGCATAATGCTATAGGTACAAACGTAGTAGGATTAACACTACCATAATCGATACCTAATCCTATTTCGCGTATTTGTAATCCATATAATGATTCTAGTTTGTTTATTCTATCAAATACTCTACCTTCCGCTACTACCCATTTGTTAAATATCTTTTGTTCTCTTAACGTCCCAGGTGGGAACATTTCAACAACTTTTCTTATCTTATCCGCAGTATCTAACTTTGGGTTGTCGTATGGAAAGAATATTAAATGTCTAGCATCTTTTCTTTTGTCTAGTATATCACGTTTATATGGGTGAGCTTCACTTCCCTCAACGTTAAATGAATCTATTGATTTTAAATAAGGATGTCCTGCGTATGAAACTTGACGACCAGGTATTTCATTAAATGGTTGTTGTAATTGTTGTTGTGAATAGATACGGGCTGATTCATCAACCCACCTAAATATTATAGGTTTACCTAATATCTTATTAAACGATAGATAATTATTAAATCCAAAGAAATATATCTTTAAATTGAATATCTTTAAGTACTTTTCATTTCCCGATCCATACTTTAATTCATAATCTTCGCCTTTGGTAAATCCCATTTCTATTAAGAAGTTTTCTATTACGTCTACAACGTTTCCTTTTAATGTTTCGGTAGTCCAACCTATTATAGCTCCATAATAACGATTATTAGGATCGTATTCATATAACGCTTGGGCATATAATATAACACCCAAACATATTATAAATGTCTTACCCGATTGTGTACTGCCTAAGCAATAGATATCATTTATGTCTTCTGCTTGTATAAGGTTTAACGTTGTTTGTTGTTTCTTCGATATCTTTAGCTTCAACTTTGATAGGTTCACTTCTTGATTCATCATTTAACTCACCTTCATATAATGCTTTTACACAATTATCAGATTTTACATCTTCGACAGCCCTTAAATGTTTTATTTCTTTTTCACTATAAATCATTTGAGAACCCTCTATCATATAACGATCACCACTAATTTTAATTACTTTCATAACAGTCACCTCCTCTTTATTTATACTATTTCATTAAGATTAAATGCTACACCATTGTCAGTCCACATAGCATATCCATTTGATAATACTTTGTAAAATCTTCCCTTGTAGCTTCTAACATCATTAACGTCCTTTTTTTCTCTTTGTACATTAATGAAATTTGCTGGTATGTTTTCTTCGGTATTATTTACTAATCCTGCTGATACTGGTTTGTTGTCCATTGACATAACTGGTGCATCTCCTTTTTCAATTAATTCGATAAGAGTTGCATTGTTAGGCTTCTTTCCATATACAATACCTTTAGAATCACATATTGCCATAAGTTCTTTTTTAGTCATTTCACTTAATAGTTTTATCTTAGGCATTTCTATTCCTACAGGTGCATTTGCTAAATCAACGTTTGATACATCTAACTTGATTTCTTCTACCTTTTTCATATTCTCACCTCCTTCATCTAACTTGATTTATATAATAACACTTACGTGATATTACCTTTGTTCAATGTGTGATACCTTTTTTGTATTGTAATTTTCACCCGTAGGATATCCTCTATCATAAGTTAAATTATCAACACCACTTTTTGCTATATGTTCTAATACAAAAGCGTCCGTATCTTCTTCATCTTTCTTTGGTATATTAAGACTTGTAGTAATAAAATTACCTTCACCTAATAATTCCCATCTATTTGTTTTACATTCTATACAACCTTTTTTGAATATTTTGATTATGTTATTGCCTTTATTGATATATCTTGTATTTCCACACTTCATACACTTTAATACATAACTATCATACGTATCATCACTTTCGCGTATATCCTTTGGCTTATTTCTACTTTCATACTTTCCCATGTTTCATCAACCCTTCTTATTCTCATACATAACGCTTTCTAAATCGCTATGATCTACTACTTCTACTTCTATCTTTTTAGATACTGCATTATTTTCCGTTTTCTCAGGTTCAATAAATAGTCCGTATCGTTTTGCTAACTCTTTTCCCGCAGTTATTCTATCTTTAACACTTACATCGAATCCCATTTGGTCTTTAATTGAATCATCACCCCTAAATATTTTAGTAAACGTTTCTAATATTTCATTAGCATCCGCTATGGCTGATTTTTCTTCTTTTTTTTCTTGTTCTCTTAATGGTTTTAATCTTTCATCTATATATTTTTTGACCTTTTCATTACCTATCAAGCGTACACTACTGCTTTCCGCACTCTCTGGTTTACACTTTGTATACACTTTTAAATAACTTTGTTTCCCGTTTTGGGTTTTAATGTATTCTTCGCAAAACATAATTTGATTATGTGATAATTCATTGTCTATTTTCTTCTTAGGCACTTTTTTATCTAATTTTGCATTTATCTTTTTGTTATCTTGCATTGGTGCGTCTACTATTGCCTTTAACTTTTTAATTGCTTTATCTACTGGTTCTTTCTTATTCGTCATAACTCTCACCAGCTTTTGCTTTATTGTCTTTAACCGCTACTAAGTACTTAATAGTATACATCATGTTCTTTGGTGTTATTATCTTAGCGTATGTATACTTTTCTTCTTCATCAGTACCTTTCTTCTTTCTTATGCCTTGATACCAAAATTGAAGTGTGTATTTAGTTATTATAGTATTAAACTTCTCACTATAATTAGCTTTAGCCATACATGATACATCTATACCTTTTTTATTTAAAACATATAATAGCATTTTTATTCTTTTATCCATAACTAATCACACCCTTTTTTATTATTTGGCTTCTACTTCTTCTATATCTATTCCCCTACAATTCTTTAACCAATTCTTATAATCTATTGGATAATCAAAATCATCCGTTTCATCTTCCCAATCTACTTCGTATTCTTTCATTAATTCGGGATGGTGTTCATATAGGTCTATTCCTAATAGAAATCTAACAAACATCCAATCGGTTCTATGTTCTAATCCTTCATCTAACATTTTATGATATTCGGCACATCTTTCAAACCAATAGTCTACGTCATATACTCCGTGTATATATCCTTCTTCCCATATCTTACCCGTGACACTATTTTTTCTATTGCAACACCAATGTAGCCATTTCTTATCGGTTTTTCTAGTTGCTAGGTCTTTTATTATTGCGTCGGTATAATAACAATCTCCATATAACATAGCGAAACTATCTATATCCTTTACCAAAAATCTCATTATATCGTATTTTGCTATTCTACTAGTAAAATCAGGTATATAATTCTTTGCCCCTTCTACTTTGTACTTACCTATTATGTATATATCATCTAAACCATTTTCTATTAATACTCTTACCATACGACTTATTAATGTTTCATTGTCTATTACTAATAATTGTTTATCTACCCCGTAAGCATTATTCCATCTCTTTGCTTCCCCATTAGCTAATATAAATATTCTCATAATTTCCTCCTAACACACAAATTTATCATTCTTAATATTATTATACGCCATTTCTAATCTTCTTTGACGTTCTTTTTCACAATATGGCTTTTCAACTTCCAAATCTTTTAAATCTGCATAGTATCTATATAAACTAGAACACCATTTATCACTATTTGATTTACTTACGCTATTGGTATTTAATCTATTCCATACTATTGCAGGATCTATAATGTTTACAAACGTTTCTACCCTATCCATTAACTTTAAATGATATATTACATCTTCCATTAACGTGTTTTCGGGAAATCTAGGACATAATTCTCTTTTGGTGACCTTTAACCAACACGCTACATTACAATCGCTAGTTATTTCTTCTAATGATCCATTGTTTAGTATAAAAGCTTCTTTTTTGTTTATATCTTCCCTAATGTAGTTTAATCTTATACAATCTATTCCTTTATATTGCGATATTTCCTCAAACAAATTGTTTCTAGCTATATAATCATCACTATCTAAATAGAATATATAATCACCTATTGCGTTATCTAGTGCCATATTTCTTGATCCACCATTGAATCTTCTTTCATCTAAGAATATTAGTTTTATTTTATTATATTTAATTAGAAAATAATGTAATATTCTTCTTGATTCGTCATTCGAGCAGTCATCTGCTATTATTATTTCTTCGGGTTGATAAGTTTGTCTTAAAATGCTATTTAGACATCTTTCCAACCATTTGTCATTATTCCAATTAGGAATTATCACGCTAATCTTCATACAACCACCTACTTTTTAAATAAATTAGTAAATTCTTCAACCCACTTATCGTATTCATTTTCAAACTTCCACCCCTTGAGATTGTTCTTTAAAGTGTCTTTCTTATCTAATACTTCTTTTATACTTAAAGTCTTAATATCTTTATCACATGTTATACAATAATCTTTGTAATTCATTCTTTCATGTAATGCTTCAAAATTAGTTGTTATGGTAGGTATTCCTAATAGCCAACATTCGTCTACAAATAGACACCATGATTCGCCCCATGTAGGTAGAAATCCATAATCACATTTTGATATGTACTTGTAAGGATTTTCTTGATACCCTACCCATTCTATATTGTATGATTTTATGTCAT